AAGTTTTTATCGGTTGGGATAGCCGCGAAGATATTGCATATCAAGTATGCCGGGAGTCCTTGGCTAGGAACTCTTCTGTGTTTCTCGACATCAATCCGATCAAGCAAACTGATCTGCGTGAACGGAACGTGTACTGGCGGGAGCATGACTCTCTTTCCTCAACCGAGTTTAGTTTTACCCGTTTCCTGACACCGTATCTTGCAGGATACAGTGGGTGGGCGTTGTTCATGGACTGTGACTTTCTCTGGCGAGGAGATGTAGCCGGGGTCATGGATTATGCTGACCCGAAGTACGCCGTGCTGTGCGTAAAGCACAAGTACAAGCCGAAAGAAACGACAAAGATGGACGGTAATCTACAGCACAAGTATCCGAAAAAGAATTGGTCGAGCCTGATGCTGTTGAATTGTGACCATCCAGACGTAAAGCAAAACTTAACTTTAACGACCGTCAACATTGCAACTGGAATGTACTTGCATCAATTCCGGTGGACACTAGAGGAAAACATCGGTGAGTTGCCTGTTGCATATAACTACTTGGAAGGATGGCACACGAAGACCCTCTGCCCAAACCCGGTAGCGGTTCATTTCACCCGAGGCGGTCCGTGGTTTAAGGATTGGCAGGATGTTGAATACGCTGACGAATGGTTAGCGATGGCGAAGAGTTTTGAGAATGGAAAAGAAGTACACAAAGCCGACTAGATTCAACCTGACGTTGACGTTTGAACAATACAAGTTTTTATTAGAACGAAAAAAGATAGCCAAAGAACTTGACGAACGTATTAGGTATAAAGATTTGGTTGAGCAGTGGGGTATCCCGCAATACTTTATGGCTACGGCCATGCACCGAGGTATTAGACAGTATGACGAACGAATCAAAGCCGAAGGCAGAGACCATAACAGTAGACAACCAATCCCCACCCGGCGCGTGGAAAGACGAAATGAAAGCTGCCCCTTGGGGTTATGGTCAAAGTCAGCAGACGCTCGTCGAGCGATCCTTAGAGAATATACGGAGAGCGGGGCTGTCCAACGAGGCTACAGTCCTTACATTAGAGCTTCTTACTTTGAGGAATGAACTAGAGTATTTGAGTGGGAAGGTTAAAAAACCATGACATATCCGTGGGTAGGGCTACCTTGTTTTCCCTTGGTAGTTAAAGAATTTATTAGCGACAATGAATGCGAAGATTTGCTGACGTTTTTATCCAACAATGAAAGTAAGTTTGGCGCGTTAGTTGAAGGCAACTTTTGGCTTGGTCGTACGATGACTATTCAACAGTCGGGTAGTCCGGTCATTCAAGAAAAGTTTACGCAGATGCGTACGAGAATGGCTAAACACCTACGTTCCAAACTAGAAGAACACTTAGGCTCGCAACCTCCGCTCTACTCTGACCTAATTAATTTTGCACGGTGGCCGGTGGGATATGAACTTCATCCCCATGCTGATGCAGAGAATCCTAACGGTAGTCCTCACCCGTATCCGTGGCGGCACTTTGCGGCTGTGGTTTATCTGAATGAAGACTATGAGGGTGGGAAGATTCACTTCCCTAATCTGGGCATTGAACTTCAGCCAGAGGCTCGGTCGCTAATTATGTTCCCCGGCACTCTTCATTACTTGCACGGGGTGCGTCCGGTGACGAAAGGCATGAGGCATACGATTGCAAGTTTCTTAACCTTTGATGAAACCAAACACGACAGGTTTGGGGGTGCGATGTGATCGTCGTACCAGAAAGTACGATTGTTGCGATTCCTTACGACAATCGGTTTAGAAACCGTCACGATGAGGTCTTCTTTAATTTTAACGGGATGGTGACTCGGGATTGGTTTGTCGAACACGCCTACCGCTGCCTTCCGTTAGTCATCGGCAATCAACATGGATTTGGAGTCAAGTCCTTGTATGACTTCTCTGTTTGGTGGACGGGCGGCAAAAATCCTGATGACGTTAAGATCGCAATTCACGATGACGAATTTTATAGAGAAAATTCTAATCTTCAGTCTGTCAAAGCACACTTTGGAATGGGGACGTTCACGGTTCAAACTGCTTTCTCTTTACGTACCCCGCCTAACGTCAGTCTGATGACAGTGCAGCCACCGAACATGGGCATTGATGGGCTTCAGAACATGGTCGGAGTTATCGAAACTGATAACTTACGTCGAGACTTTACATTCAACATTAGGGTGACACGCGCTAACTCGTTGATCGAAGTCAAGAAAGGCGATGTGCTTTCTGCCGTACTGCCTTATCCAAGACTATTCATAGACAACTACAAACTAGTTGGCCCCGAACAAGTATTCACTGAAGAACAGATTGCAGCAGAACAGAACACAGCAAAAGCATTTGGAGAAGAAAGGTCTAAAGAAGACCCGAAGAAGCCGCACGGAGTGGGGCGTAGGTATCACAAGGGAGAAGATATCTACGGTAATAAATTTATTTACCCACACCAGAGAAACTTGCGGCTACCCAAAAACAAAAAAGGAGAGGTGGTAGATGGAGACTGAAGATGATATTTTAGATTTGATTCGGGCATTGCCAGATGAAATCAACAACGCATCGACAACGACTGAATTCAAATTCTTGACAGTGGGCAGCGTCTTGTGGGAGTGTTACCACGAGATCAAACGACTACGCGATGAAAACGCGAAGTTAAAAAGGGGTGGTAAAAGACGATGATTTACTCAGGCGCGGGGCCGTTGCCCCGACATACCTATTGCTACGTTCAGCCACACACTTTCGGTAACGTCGATTGGCTGCGCGTGTCGTGGTTTGGTTTAGTTAGTCATCCCGGTCGTACGTGGGGATGCCATGTGATGCTTGAATGCGGAGCGGTATACCGCAATGTGCCGCTGCATCGGCTGACACATAAAATTACTACGACATCTATGGATTGGAAGCCGGGCGACAGCCAGACATGGGACTGTTACGGATATCACTTCAGCATGGTGGAGTACCCGTTTCTTGAAGCCGTTCCTCTGCGCGTTAAGTTGCGCTCTAAAGTAGAACTAACTGGGCGGTATATGTTTACCGCCGTACCTATGCTCGACGGGTTTAGTCTGGAGCCAGAGCAATCGAAGGAGTTTTACTTTATTAAGTTAGACAACGGCAGATTTACGGCACAGCCGACTAACCACATCCTTGTGCAGGATAAGTCTTTTATCACGACATCTGAATGGCCGAGACTTGAGCGGCAGACGGAAACGTGGAGCGTTGATCCATGAGTTTCGTGACACTAGACTTTGAAACTTATTACTCGCAACAGTTTAGTCTGAGCCGGGTCACAACCGAAGAGTACATTCGCAGCCCGTTGTTTGAAGTCATCGGCGTGGCGATGAAGATCGACGATGACAAGACCATTTGGTTTAGCGGGACCAAGAATGAAATCAAGGCGTGGCTTAATCAAGTAAATTGGGACGAGTCAGCACTGCTCTGCCATAACGCGATGTTTGACGGGGCGATCCTATCGTTTGTTTTCGGAATTACCCCTGCTTACTACTTTGACACCCTGTGCATGGCACGGGCTAAGCACGGCGTTGATGTAAGCGGGTCTCTAGCCAACTTGGTGAAAATGTATGGTTTGGGCCAAAAGGGAACAGAAGTTATCGAAGCCTTGGGTAAGCGTCGGCAGGATTTTTCTCCTGCTGATCTTAATCGTTACGGGGATTATTGCATTAACGATGTCGATCTTACTTTCAAACTTTTCAACCTTTTTATCGCGGATCATTTCCCGCAGTCAGAGTTAGACCTGATTGACATGACCCTGCGTATGTACACGCAGCCGGTGTTGACGGTGAATGACGCGATGCTTGTCGAGCGTCTTGAAGAGATCAAGGCTGAGAAGAAAGAACTTCTTGGTGGTTTGATGGGCGTCCTGCAAGTTGGGAACGAGGAAGAAGTTCGGGCGAAGTTGGCAAGTAACCCGCAGTTTGCGGCGATACTGAAGGAACTCAATATTCCTGTGCCAATGAAAATTAGTCCAACAACCGGTAAAGAAACGTATGCACTTGCTAAAAATGACGAGGGGTTTATTGAACTATTAGAACATGAAGACCCGCTCATTCAGCAACTCTGCTCAGTCCGGTTGGGTACGAAGTCCACTATTGAGGAGTCACGCATTGAACGCTTTATCGGTATTGGTGCTAGGAATGGCGGCAGGATACCTATCCCGCTCAAGTATTACGGCGCTCACACAGGCCGTTGGGCAGGAACGGATTCAGTCAATTTCCAGAATCTGCCAAGCCGTGATAAGAAAAAGAAAACGCTGAAGAACTCTATCGCGGCCCCCGCTGGTCATGTCGTTATCAACTGTGACTCTTCTCAGATTGAGGCGCGTGTCCTTGCATGGTTGGCGGGGCAAGATGACGTAACCGAGCAGTTCCGCAAGGGCGAAGATGTGTATTCGATCTTTGCGTCGAAGATTTATAAGAAGCCCATCAGCAAGGCAAATCCCGTTGAACGGTTCGTCGGCAAGACTTGTATCTTGGGATTGGGCTACGGCACGGGGGCTAAAAAGTTACAGCACACACTCAAGACGCAGCCGCCGGGTGCTGACTTGCCCGAGGAAGAGTGCAAGCGCATCGTCGATATTTACCGTGATTCCAATCACATGATCACGGACTTATGGCGAGATTGCGATAGTGCGCTCCAGCACTTTTCGTCGTGGCCTAGCAATTTAAAGTCTTACACTATGGGCAAACACAAGTGTGTACGGGCTACCGCGTCGGGTATCCGTCTCCCAAATGAATTGTTTATACGATACCCCGACCTACGTTTGAGCGACAAGAAATACATTTACAAATCGCGTAAAGGGGTAACTTCGATATGGGGAGGCGCGATGGTAGAGAACATCGTGCAAGCCTTGGCTCGGATCATCGTCGGTGAGCAGATGCTCAAGATACGAGAACGCTATCGACCTGTCTTGACCGTGCATGACGCAGCGGTAATCGTGCT